AGTTGCAGTCAAATAATAAAAGTGTTCATTTGGCACTGTGCTATTAAAGTATGTATTTCCACTAACCCATGCAGTTGGGTTATTGACATATATGTCTAATTGATGTGACGCTAATGGCGCTGTAGTGGTAATAGTTGCTGGGCTTGTAAGTTGGTTTATAGTTGCAGGTATAGTTGTCTGGAATGGAGTTAAATCATCCAATGATAATGGATCAGTTAACAATGCATCTTTATATAAATCATAATAGCGTGGAGTTGATTCAGTTTTTAAATAATAAGTATTGCCTACCAGTGCGTCACCATTGTTAACAACACTGTTGATGTCAATTGCGGTTCCGTCAGGTGCATCTATTTCAAGTCTTGATAAGTTTACATTAACTTTGCCGCCATTTGCTGAATATAGATAATTTAATTCATCATCAATAAGAACATCTGGCACTGGTGCCTCAAATCCAACTATTTGAGATAATGCTGGATCAAGTGCTACTTGTAATTGTGTTGAACTTAACACAATGGAATACATGTCTTGTCCAGTGTAATAATCACCCAGTGTTCCATCCAAATTACTGAATTCCATTTTCATTCCACTTTCAAATTCATGTGGAGTAGTAGTTGTAATTACAACTGGATCTGTTGCTGTTGCTGTAATATTCACACTATCAATAAGTTTTTTTGTGGCAATTACTAATGGAGTTTCCCAAAAATCATAAAATGTTAAGTTGTTTACTAACTTGTTGTCATCTAGGTAATTGATAAATTTACTCATAGTTTGTTCTGCTTCAGGTGTAGTGGTGCCCAAGTTAGCAATGGGATCCAATCCCAACCATGGTTTGTAATCTCCAGTAAGTAAATCATCTACACGGCGGTATAGACCGCTAGTGGCGTCACCTTCATAAAGTGGATCAATATAATTGGTGCCAAGATTGTCTGGCCATGTGAATATTTGTTTCATGTTTAGTAGATTCCTTGCTTGCCGCGTCTGTTGTAGGCATTTTGGATAATGCCCTCAATTTGTTTTCTGTTGTTTAACAGGAACTCTGTGCCTGTTTGTGTATCAATTGCTTGTATAGTTATATTTACACCTGGAGCGCCGCCCCCTCCAAAACTCTCTTCATTGCTCATAACATTTGCTGGACCAGTGATAATTTCCGGTCCTGCTTCACCAGCAATACCAAATTTACCTGCTGGTAAGTGTCCACCATTTGAAAAGAAGCCTCCAAACAAACTGCCAAGTCCACCGCCGCCGCCAAATAGTCCGCCCAGCAAACCGCCAAGGCCTCCGCCTCCGCCAAACAGGCCACTAAAGATACTTGACAACTGGTTTCCGCCGCTTAGTGCATCTTTTACCAAGCCCATCATTGTGTCTTTGAAGAAGCCTCCAAAATCACCAGCGGCTAGTTTACCATTTTGCATGCTGTCAATAATGCTGTCACTTAAACTTGTAAATGCATCACCGGCTTTTGCTGTTGTGTTCTGTGTTGTTGCAACAATGTCTTGATCCATGCGTCTAAATTCACTGATTGCACGGTTAACAAGATCTGGAATAACACTGTTACCAACCAAATAGTTGTATGCGCCATCCCATGCACTTTTAACACCACCAACCATGCTGTCTGCTGCACCAGTAATTTTGTCACCTGCACTTTGAAATGCACCTACAGTTGCGTCTTTTAGCGCAACGGCTTTGTCATAAATGCCTTGGATTGCGTCTGCTGTTTTCTGGAACCATTCAACAATGCTTGTAACAATACTCACCAAGCCTTCAAAGCCTGCTTTTAGATATGGTATTGCACTTTCAACCAGTGGGGTAATTGCTGTTGCAATGTTGCCCAGCACTTCAAATACTTTTGCCAATATTGGAAATACCAAATCAGTTAACACTGTGCCAATCAAACTAAACACTGGCTGTAGGGCTGTAAATGCACTTTGCACTTTTTCAATAATTGCTGGCATGTTTGCCATAATCTCTTCACTTAATTTTACCAATATAGGTAGCAGAGGTGTAATGGCATCAGTCATTAACTGTCCCATTCCTTCTTTCAATCTACCAATGTTGTCATTAAATACTTCTGCGTTTTGTGCGGCATCCAAACTAACAATGTTACTGTTAGCGGCTACATCTGATAGTGTTGCCTCCAATGCCTCTGCGCTTGTGTTTAAACTTGCAAATTGCTGTTGGATAAGAGGACCTGCTCTACCACCAACCACTTTTGCAAATTCATCTGTTGAAATTGTGCCTTCATTTAGTCCATTGACCATTGCTTTAAGCAAATCAGGACCAGCGGCTAAATCACCATTTGCTGTTTTAACACTGTCACCCAGTTTATCAAAAATATCTCCAAAGCCCTTGGCTCCTTCCATACCTTTTTGCAATCTTTGTGATGTGTTAAGCATGGCTCTATCAAATGTGCCAGCATCAATACCAGCCTCATTCATTGCTTGCTTCATTACCTGGAAACCTTCAAAGGCTTCATTGCCTGCCGCGGCGCCAGCCGCTCTAGCACTTTTTGCTAAGTCATCAAACTCATTGATTTTGTCACCAATTACGCTAACGGCACCAAAAGCCGCAAAAGCGGCACCTGCAATACCAAGTGCCGCTTTAAATTTTCCTGCTCCTGCTGTGAGCCCGCCAAGTCCACTGCTAATTTTATTAATTTGACCAGTGGTGTTATCCTTGGCGTTAATGTTAATATTGTAATCTGCCATTACTATTTCCTTTTACTCTGCTGGTGGAGGTAGCCGTAATATTTAGCCCATCCTGCAAGTTCTAGTGTGCTTACATTGTGGAGGACCCATTCAACACTCTGGCCCATTTGCTCCGCCACTTTGAATAGGAATAGTGTGTCAAGATCCTCAGTTAGTTTCCCAGGCTAGATTCACCAGCCTCTTTGGTTGCATTGATCTGTGTGCAAACACGGATGATTACATTTGGATCTACTTCACGCATCAATACATCTCTGTCTGCGTTTTTAAATACTGGCTTGCCATCTTTATCCAGTGCTTTCTGGATAAGTGTTTCCACCAATGCGGCTACTAATTCACCTTTGCCGTGTAATTCAATAACTTTTTGTTCCTGGACAAATGTTGCTACATTTTTCCAATAGATGGTAGTTTCCCATTCAGGCACTTCCATGCTGTTTAATTCACCTGCTAATTGATCTCTAAAGTGACCTTTTGCTTTATTTAAAACACTCATTTTTTATTTCCTTGTTGCTTTGCGTAATGCCGGCTCCACAATACCCAGTGGTGCTTGCTTACTTGTTTTGTTGCTGTCCAATACTCCAATGTAAGGGACCATATTCCTGGCCAGGGGGACTGTTTTGCCCCGTCCAAAACCACCATCTTTAAATGTGTTTTGCCAGCCTTTGCGTGCTTCTCCAGTTCTTATGGGGGTAGTTGCACGCAGTTCTGCCGTAAAGTCTTTTGCAAACTTGGACAGATCACGGTTCATTTCAGTGTATAGTTCTGTTTTAAAAGATTTCTCTGAGTCTGCCATGATCTGCCCTTTGTTTTATGCTGCTGTTGTGAGTTCACCGTCACCAGTGAATGACAATGATGCAGTGATCATATCTTCAACACCTGCTGATGTTTCAATTGATGTGACAATTGCTGTGCCAGTGTATGTTGTTACACCAGTTGATTCATAAGCAACAAGGTTAACAACTGCACCAATTGTTGGGTAAACTTCAGTTGTATCAAACACTGCGTCAGCACTGCCTTCCCAACTAAACATACCTGGTTTTACGCATTTCCAATCTTCACCCATGTAAGATGCTTCAATTGTCTCTGCGCTTTGTGTAATAGTCCAACTAGTCAGTTGAGCAACATTTGTAGTGCCACCATCAACTGACAGCGCACCATTTTTTCCTGAAATACAAGCCATTTTAATTTCCTTCTAATTCTATAGTATAACAATATTCACAAGTGAATATCATTCTACAAGTTGTAAAAGGTGCGCTTTCACCAATTACAACAGACTCTACTCTTGAGAGTCTACAATCTTCTACTGTGTTACCCAGTGTTCTATCTTGCATTAATGTTTGCTCAGTAGCCTGAACAGCAATATTCTTTTGCTTATCACGCTCTTTGCCACCAATTACCAACACCACACTCACTAACATAGTGCCTTGGCGCACTGGTTGTGCGCCACTATACATGGTAATGTCTAATATATCTTCATCAGTTGTTTCTACATAGATAGCAGGAAACGCCGTTTTGGGTAGTTCATTAGGATCAATTGGATCCCTTTCAACTTTGCCAAAGCGGACGCTTCTCTGTTCTTTGAGAAGTTCAACAATTTTACTTGTGATTTGTTCTCTCATCTGTATAACCTACTCTGATCAAATGGATCAACATCTGTAGTGATGTTAATTGTTCCATCATCATTATAGTCATATTTAATACCTAGTCCAAACTGTAGATCAAATTCTTCTTCAAACCGCTCTTTGTAAAAAGCAAGTTGCTCACGGAAAGGATCTCCTTCTGGTCTAAATGTAGATAACTTGGGAAGGATATATGCCGCCATTGCCTTAT